CTTCTTACGTGGAGTAGATGCTGAGATACCTTTGATTGACAAGGCAGTGTTTAGGACTGCATCTTCACGGTTACGTACCGTCTGAGCCCCTAGGTCCATACCTTCTTCAGCATTGCGTGCCTTCATTGCAGCAGGGCTTTGGTCTAGTATGTACTTGCCAAGAGAAGCTTTCTCACGGGCATAACCTGCAGCCTTAATAGCCTTGCCTGACTTACTTGACATTGGGATCAAAGAGAGTCCAATGTTAGCCGCAGCGTCCAAGTCTTTACGAGCACGAGGACTTAGGTTACTGTAGGCATCGTAGAGATACCTAGCAGTATTAGTATCCATAAGTTTCTCAGCGCCAGTATTGATCTGTTCCTTGAGAAACTCCTCAGCAGCGTCTGGGGTCATTGAAGACAAAAGACTCAAGATTGATTCACTAACGACATCATTAGCGCCCATAAGGATCTGACCGAAGCCTTGGGCAGCAGTCTCTAGGTATGTCTGTTCATCTTCTGCCATCATTCTAGCAGACTCTGAGACATTATCCACACGACTCTGGAGCTGTGTTTGGACTCTATTGCCTAGAGAACCCTCTTGAAACAGCGGTTTCTCGATCTCTTTAGGTTGCCTAGGGTCTGCCTCAAAATTATCAGGAGTGAAGCCTTCTAGCTGTAAACCTTCTGGTTGTACATCATCTGGTACAAAACCTTCCATTACTTCACCTCATTTCCTTCAAAGTCGTAGAACTTACCGCCACTCATATACCCACGAGTGCCTTTGTAAGTACCCACAGTAGCACCTACGGGAACCATAAACATCATATCATTCTCAAAGACTGGTGCTTTATTAAGCTCTGGCATAGGTGTTTCTTTTACATTCTGCATCTGGTACATTGTTGGAGTCTGTACGTAGAACGCATCTTGGTCACCCTCAGGTGTCCTAGCGTAAAACTCTGGAGAGTAACGATCAAGACGTTCATTAAACTTCTTAATCTTCACTTCGTTCATCTTAGCATTGTACTCTAGGATCTGGCGCATTGCCTCAGGTGTCAGAGTATTAGCAGCACCTGCCATCTCCTGAGCAGTCAAGAGATCTCGCTCAGAAATACCAGTACCAGCACCAAACATACCACTAGCAAGCAACTCGCCAGCAAGGGCCTTAGTCTGTGCCATGAGTTTTGCCGTACGTGCCACTGTCTCTTCACCTTCGGCCCACCCAAGGATCTCAGAAGCAAACTTCATGGCACCCTGGCGGGTATTCGGGAATGAACCAATGTTGACCTTACCAGAATCAAGGGTACGTAAGGATTCGTTGATGGTGTCAATACTACGCGCTGCTGAAGTGGCTTCATCACGTTTCTTAATAAGACCTTCGTAGCCAAAGACTTCCATCTTCTGCTGTGCAGTATCGGCACGTTTAGTGTCGATGTATACCTGACGCGCCTGAGCCAAACAACGTGGGTCTTTAATGTCACATTGTAGTTCGTTCTGAGCAATGAAGAGAATATTCTTATTGTCATTGGTGTCCATAATGTTGACACCTGCTTCTTCAGCTTCAGGCTTGAACTCTTTAGCCATGCTCATGACTGCGTAAGCATCTTTCATGTTACCGTCATTCATCAACTCTTGGCTAAGAGCCATTAGACCACTATAGTCACCTTGGGCCTGCGCTAGGCGCTGCTGCATCTTCTCAGCCTGCATCTCTTGGTTAGTCTTAAGACCGAACATACTGCCGAGGCCCTGAGCCATCATAGCGCCCGTAGTGCCACCACCAGCGGCTATTTGACCCAAGAGGGCATCCATGCTACCGCCCATGCCACTAATGGCTGTCTGTCGCTTCTGGAGCCCTGCAAGCTTCTGCTGTCGTAGTTCATCAGGACTTACAAATAGTCCACTATAATCAACTGCCATAATAAACCTCTTATCCGAAAGGCGTAGCGTTAGTCTGTGGTCGGTTGTACTGCATTAGTCCAAGACCAAGATCCTTAAACATATTCATCGAACCAACACCAGCCGCTAGGTTTGCCTGAGCAGCTCCCATACCACCCTGAAGCAATGCACTAGCTTGTTGAGCCCCTGCAGAGCTTCCGTAGCCACCGAAGGTGCCTCCGAGCTCCAGAGGAGTAAGCCCAAGCTGTTCAAGACCTAGAGCAGTCTGTAGCATGCCTGAGCCACGAGCAATACTCTGATCCAATTCAGTCATTGCCTGCGCTCGTGATTGCTGCGCTAGGGCCTGATCAGCCATTGAGCGAGCCTTGTTGAGCCCAAGTACGTCTGGTTGGTACATACCGCCTGCGCCTGCCCCTGCAGCTTCTCCTGCCAGACGCATTCCTAGGCGACCTGAGCCAAAGAGATCCTGCTGTAGCGCAAGGTTTTCTTGCTGACGTGCAGGTGCCATCATGGTCTGCATTTCGTCATAGTATTGCTGTGCTGCTGCTGATGTGTCCATGGACGTAGGCATTGCCTGAGCAGCCGCAGTCATGTATTGGTCACGCCAAGCCTGTAGAGCAGGATCTAGTTCGTAACCTGCAACACGATTCTCAGCATCAAAGTATGACGAACCAAGTCCTGTAGTGACACTATAGGGTTTAAAGGCTGCTGCATCTGCTGCAATCTTAGCGGCCTCTAGTTGAGCTGCTGCAGACTGCTTTGCTGCTTTGTTTGCCGAGCTTTGCCCGAGGAGCCCTAAGCCTATCCCCGCTGCTGCGAATAATGGGTCCATTTTATATTCCTCAGTATTTAATATAGTATTCAGTGTTAGCTTCAGAGGTCAGATTAGGCACGTTAAAAGTAGTGCTGCCGTCTCCCTCTCCAAAAGTGGTGCCAATGACACTGAATAAAGCAGGGTAACCTGCACGAGGTATCGCACTACCGTCAGCTACCAAGTACCCTGCTGGTGTAGGACTACCAAAAGCCATTAACATTAGAGCTCCTACGGGGATTGCCACTTCTATAGAGTTGTTCACAAAAGCTGTAGTAGCTATTTGAGTAGTGTCAGTACCTGTAGTCGCTGTAGGAGCCTTAGGAACGCCCGTGAACGTAGGGCCAGCATTGTCTGCCTTCTCTGTGCTCATTGTAGCGATTGCATTAAATTCTGCGTCTAGTTCTGAAGCTTTGATTATCTTGGCTGGGTTACCAGTCTCAAGCTCATCTTTGCCTTCAAAGTTTGTTAGCTTTGTATAGTTAGCCATTAATAAGTTCTCCCGTCCTTAACGTATATATCTAGTCGTTGCATTGAAAGAGGATCACCATCAATCTTTGCTTCCATACCTATTTGAATTACACTACCATCACCACCCATAGGCGCTCTAATCTGATCCACTATAGTGCCTGTAGAGTACTCTGCAATCCCGTATTCAGAAGTACCATACTCGTAGTTAGTTATGTTCTCCAAGGTGGTAGGGTATGAAGTATATGAGTTCACATAATCAAACCCAGCCTTGAGTACCACTGCCTGTGAGTTACCGCCAATGAGTATAGCCCCAATTCGCTTAAGGATCTTAAGTTTAGTCGGGTTATCAAAGTCAAAGTAGTTGGTGTAGTATGACATTGTGTATGAAGTACCGTTGTCTTGGTAGCCTGAGTACTTTGCAATACCGTTAGCTTGACCGAAGTACAATGTACGTCCTGCCATGAACATGTTTGACTGAGTTTGGTCACTCCATGTGGTTACACGGGCAGATCCATCCTGTAGCATTGACCGAGTATCAAAGCAATATACACGCTTATACTCTGGTAACAGTAACAGGTAGAAAGCATCTACTGCAGAGTACACAGACTTAATGGTAGACTTATCAGAAATCTGATTGACTGCGTTTACTAGGTCATCTCGGATATTCTTAGATAGGTCACGCATTGGCTGAGACTTCTCTTGAATAACTCGACCAAGACTCATGAGTCCTGTGGCAGACAAGAAGAGAATATCAGTACCTGTGTTCTGTACACTATCACGAGCAATACAGCCTACACCGTTAATGACTTCAACGAGCTGCATATTAACAGGGTCTAATGTGTCGTTACCACCACTGGCGTAGATAACTATGTTATCCTTACAGAAGATAATCAAACGACCATTCTGAGCACCAAGAGCAACAATCTCGTCATTACCTTTGACTAGGACACTACTTAGGTCTATAGAGCCTGCAGAGCCCATTGCAAATGCAGTACCATCTAGCAGGTTAGACCAATACACTGTAGTCTTGTTATCATCTGTGTCTGCTGCCCAGATTCGTCCATAAGCAGATAAGACTGTGTTAGCCTTGGGTGGATCGCCTTTATCCCAAGTAGCCGTAATAGTGCCTGTAGGATTGCCTGTGGGCGTTGAAGCTAAGGTATAAGTATACGTGTTAGTATCAACTACAGTGACTTGAAAGTCTCCATTGAAATCAGAAGGGGTAGCTCCACTAATTGTAACAGTGTCACCATCTATGAATGGATGATTAGTATGTGCAACTGTTGCGTAGTCTACACTGGCTGTTAAAGTCCCTGTAGCCGCCGAAGAGGGCACTGTAATCATATTGTAGAAGTATGAATTGAAACTTAGTACGGTGATAGTAAATTCACCATTGTATCCGGTTTCATTTGCACCACTAATGGTGACTACATCGCCTGTATCGTATCCATGGTTAGAATGAGTAACAACTGCTACTTTAGTATTTGCAGTGATAGTACCTGTAGCGTCCACTGAAGGCGAACTAGCCATTGTGTACTTATAGGTATTATCATCAAGTACTGTTACAGTAAACGTGCCGTTATACTCAGTTTGGTCTGCACCGCTAATGATAACTGTATCGCCATCAGAGAGCTTGTGTGCTATATCAACCACTGTAGCTACTGTGCCTGAGTGTGTTATAGACACTGTAGAGGCATTAGTGGCTGTTACAGTAGCACTATTAGTTATTGTTACTGTAGTGCTATTGGTTGCTGAAGTTACGTCTGTAAGCGCTCCAGATGTTGGATCAAAGTAAATAGGCTCATAGCCACGCTGGTAGAGATATGCTGCGTCATTTAACGTAGCCGCCTGCCAACCATCTTGAGTAACTGTATTAGAGCCTGTGTAGGTCACTGCAGTTAGCTCGTCATTGGCAACCATGTAAAAGTCTGTATCAGACCAAACACCAAGGTAGCGCTGTCCATCAATATCAATGAACTCGTGACCACCTTTGATATTTACACCAGCATAGGTGCCATCTTGTTTAGTTTGGTACGCCCAGCCCTTACGAGCTCCTAAGCGCCCGTACTTATCCAGTACACAGTTATTAGACTCTAGAGCAAACCCTGCAGCCAATGTAACACTACTTTCTTGGAGATTAAGCCCAAAGAAGCCGGGAGCAGCTATGCTTGCCGACATAAGTGGTTTAGACATTATACCTCCCGCCAGATAAGCTCTTCTGGGTGCTTAGAAGCATCAAGGGAAATAGCATCAGATAAGGCCCTTTGGGCGCTTAGGTACGCATTAGAAGCTGAAATACCACCATCTTCACCACGTTCCTCAACTGCTTTAGCATACGCCAGCATGGCGACTGAACGCCAAGGCACATAAACCTGATCAGTATTGTTGACAAGTTCTGGAGTTCTTAAGACCAAGTTGATACGGATAAGGTACTCACCGTCAGGCTTAGGGTAGAATTCCATGATTGTATCGCCATTAGCATCTAAGCCGTTGAAGCTATAGAACTGAGGAGAGCCTGTTTCGACAGCATCTGGAAGTAGGTACTGTTTAGTGAACCACTCTGCAGGACGATAATCAAGCAACCAGTTATCAGTATCATTTAAGACATTAAGAACTGAGGGACGATTACCAGATCCTGTTAAGACATAACTAAAGATTCCATCTTCAGTAGTCGCTGTTAGAGTGTCACGTACCGCAGACCACTCCCAAGAGTCCTCTACTTCATTTTTAGCGTCATTAACAAGATCACCAATCAACTTAGAATAAGAGTTAGCAGATACTGATTGTACCTCTCGCTCCCTTAAGCGTCTTAGTACGTTATTAACAATCTCTAAATAAGTCATTATAAAATCCTGTGTGTCTATAGGACATAGTATATCATATTTTTAAGTAAAAGTCAACGATTAGAAACTATCCCAGTCGTTACCATCACCTGCAGCATTAACGCCTACAGACGCATTAAAGTCAGAATCGCTACCACTCCAGTCCCAAGAGCTACCACCGCCACCGTAGTCTTCACTCAGTGTTGGGTCATAACCGAAGGATGTAGTTCCTTTGTCTGGACCACCTGCAGTTTCCATAAGGCCTCTAATGGTTGCATCTTGTAGAGCACTTACGTCCCTTACTTGACCATCTGAAGTGATGTAGTACTGACGATTGCCTTCGGCACCCATACCACTCAATAGTCCTTGTCCAAGACCCATAGAAGCTGCTGCAGAGGCCGTAGGTAACACAGGGGCAGGTACGTATTCATATCCCATGCCAGCACCAAAGTTGTAGTCGGAGTTCTTAGGAACTGCCTTAGCTCCAAACATACCTCCAACACCAAACAGACTATCTACAATACCGCCTACAGGATTCCACTTACCTTTGTCCTCAACGGAGTAGCCGCCGGTGACTTGCGCTTTATCACCTACACGACCAGAGTAAATCTGCTGTGCTACGTACTCAGGGTCCTGCATGGCAATTTTAGCGCCCTCAGGGGTCATTCCTGAGTCAATCAGTGCCTTCTCTAGTTCATTGTCACGTAGACCTTGTGCGCCCATTCCGATCAAAGAACCTAGAGGACCTAAAGCAGCTAAAAGATGCGTAGGGTCCAAAGACCTTCCAGTCTTTTGGTCAATCATCTGTTGTAGCGTAGCTGGGGGAGGCGTTGGAGTCTCTCCATCACCGCTTCCAGACCCTTGAGGGTTCACAGGAACACACTTCTCACCGTCCCAAGCATATCCTACAGGGCACGCCTGAGTCACTTCAGCTAAAGGTTCATCAGTGATCTCAGGGTTTGCCAACATGCCTTGGGTGGTTCCTAGGATACCCCCTTGGCGTATCTGAGAAAGCCTTTGCAGGTAATCATACATGGACTCCTGAGGCGCTCTAAAATAATTTCGGTCATACTCAACCATCACTTTTTACCTTTCTTAGGAGCCTTAGTTTTCTTTGCTTTGTGTAGTTTACATTTCATGTTACTTACTCCTCACTGATTTCTTGCCTTTGCATCCCCAAGCTTTCCTACGGGCTTTGAGCTTCGGAGACATTGTACCGTCTTTGCTTTTCTGTCCAGAACTACGGGCGCAATAAGCATCGCCTCGTTTAGTTCCTTTAGCTGAAGTGCGTTTATGAGTTTTGCCTTCAGAGTCTTTGTAGGTAGTTCCATTAGCATACTTTTTGTCTGCAGAGGTCTTTTTAGCTGTCATAGTATTCACCTGTTAGCATTTGATAAGCAAGCTCTTCAGCCCTCACGCCTACCTGTTTAGCCCACTTACTGTCGAGCATCTCTTCACTAGCTCTACGGTACTGTTTAGCCTCTATAGCTGCCCACATCTTTTTAAACTTAGATAGACGTGAGATGCCTAGGTTAAAGCACATATTGATAAGACAGTCGAAACGTACTGTATCTAACCTATCTACTACAGGGAAACGTGCTATTAATTGATTGATGCATTGTTGTATATCCTGCTTCAATAAATACTCTGCTTCTGCTTTACTAATACCTACGTCATCAAGGTTACGACCATAACCAATAGTAAGTTTACCAGCAGTACAGTAGTAAGGTTTAGAACGAAACCCTTCATGCCTCTTTAGTTGTTCAATCAATTCCATTACTTCTTCCTCGCATTAATAATGCCTTCCAAAGCTCCTCCCGAAAAGTAAAATCCCAAGATGATTAGCATTGCATAGCCAATCTGGAAGTCTTCTAGCACTTGTTTGACCATCGCAGCATCAGTAGCTCTCTCGGCTAATGTAAAGCCCAACACGAGGCTAAAGCAAGCTAGGTATACAAAGGTAAAGGCAAAAGCAATAACACGCTGAGCAAGCTTAAATGGAGCGTATGCGTTAAGCATATCTGTCTTAGCTTTAGTCTTAGCCTGTATCTCTTCTTCTGTGCTTGTGTGCATATCGTCTATGAGCTGAATACCAGACTTAATCACATCACCTGATCCAAAGATCTTAGCTAGTACACTCCACATCACTTATCTCCTTTGTCCATGCGTATAATACGTTCTCTATCGCCTTCTCTGCGCTGAAGGCCAAACAGCTTCTCAGCACCATCCACTAAGCCACAGGTATCACAGAACTGAACTCTCATAGCAAACCATGTACGCATAGCAGATATTTCTGATCGCATCTTGTCACACTCTTCATGTACTTCTGCCATCTCTTTTCTAAGCTTAGATAAGTCGTCAGCCAATTCTCTGTTTTGCTTTAGTAGTTGTTCCATATTTAATCTTTGTTGTTCCAGCATAGATG